CGGCGGCGAAACCAGCCCACTCGGCCGGTGTCACTCTTTTGAACCAACACCAAAGTGATTATCGTCTGGATTCAGTGCCCTGATAATTGGTGCCAAGAAAGCGATGATTCCAGCCTTAAGAATGTCTGCTGGCTTGCCATCTGGATTAGTCATGTAAACAGTAAATACAGCTACAAATAATGCTCTTGCATATGAGTTAAGAGCTGCTGTCCATTTCTTGTTCATATTTTTCCCCCGATCAAAGGTATTTGAAAGAATGTATTATCTTGATCGCCCTTGTCAGTAAAGCTGACATGAATGTGATGATTGTGTGCATTGATACCAACATATGGCCGCCATTCCCAACTCTTTTTGGGTGAAGCAATTTTGCCCATATGAATTACATAAGATATACGCCGATCAGTCTTTCCGGCAAGGCGGATCTGGTCAGCAAGATACACTGATAATCCTTTTTGTTGTGAAAGATCAGCATCAATATCAATGGCTCTGACCACTCCGCTTGCCCAGTCTGGATTGTGATCTGACACCCCTGCGGAATGACGAGCATCCCCCAACCAGCCATCAGACTTTCTATCCCGATCGGGAAACCAGTCATCGACTTGTTCCCTCATTTGTACAGCTGCTTTTGATAACCAAGGTTTCAATTTATTGTTGCCATTACCATCATGGTTGCAGTACCGGATGAAACTATTCCATAAAGGGCTTCATTGTCAGATAATTGCATAGTCAATTTATCGCCGTTATCCATACGGTATCCAGTGCTTGTAGTAACATCTGAATTTCCTAAATAAATAGTTCCAGATGATGAATGAAGATAAACAATTTGATCAGCTCGGTTAGCTGTTACCAATAATGTAGCTGTAGTTGTTACTGTTTTTTGTGATGTATTAGGCATTTAATCTGTCCTCATGTTCTGGGTTATTACATTCCCATCGATATTGATCGTTTAATTGTAATTCTGAATGACCACACTCTGGTTTTGGCGCAATAAAAGCATCAACTGTTTCATCATATGAATAACCAATACCGGCATAGTTATATCTAAAATTTCCGTTATATGATGTTTGAACCCATGTACCGCCTAAATTATCGATAAGCCATTGATAACCTTCATCGCCCGCTGGATCATTATTATCACCGACAAGAACACGGATGACTTTATTATTTTTATCTAATTCTGCCCAATGAGCCATAGTTACACCGCCGTTTTCAAATATCTAATAACTACTAATCCAGAACCACCAGCTACTCCAGCTGCGTTCCAACCAGCACCGCCACCGCCACCTGTGTTGGCAGCACCAGTTGTTGGAACGGTTAAACCACCATTACCACCACCGCCGTTACCGCCTGATCCTTGAGTTGTTAATGCTGAACCGCCACCGCCACCAGCGAACCAATATGTTCCTGAAATGTTTTGTCCATAACCAGTTGCAGCACCAATGGCTGAATAAGTACTAACTCCAGCGCCACCGTTGCCAGCAACACCCGTAACCGTTGCTGTTGCCCCTACTGCACCAGCGCCACCACCACCACCGCCTGCTTGCATGACACCTGAATTTACGCCACCGCCATTATTACCTTGACCAGCAGTTCCAGCGCCACCAGTTCTAGCAGTTGTTGAATTATCATTTGCACCAGCACCACCTGAACCACCCGGTGATCCGTTTGAATTCCAAGTACCACCAGTACCACCATAAATTGCTGTTTGTGAATTAAAAGATGAACTAACTCCATTTGATGAAGCTGCGCCACCAGCACCAACTACTGCTGAATATGAATTTGGATTTAGTGTCATATTTTGAAACAATAAACCACCAGCACCGCCAGCACCGCCAGTTGAGAAAGCACCACCGCCACCAGCAATAATTAAAGCATCAACGTTTAACGCAAGCCCACTAATTGTTAAAGTGCCATTAGATGGAAAAGCCCGATAATAGTAAGTTGAATCACTATATAAAGTGCCACCGGTCACAACGGACTTAGGCGGAACTCCATTCAAACAAGCTGCTGCAACATTACCTATCATTATGCAATAGCACCAGTAATAATCCAAGTGTTTGCAGTTGTTCGAATTGCCACGCATGACTTATATTGAGCAAGAGTAGGTGCAGCGGGAGTTCCACCAGAAGAGGCAATAGTCACTCCAGAACCAGCAGCAAATGTTAATAATCCTGCGCCAGTATTTAAAAAAGTAATTGCTGATCCAACCGCAGCAGAAGTAAGTGTTGAATCCGGCGCAATCGTAATTGTCTTTGTTGAAGCGTTTGTTGTTTGTACTAAAACTTGATATAAATCGGTATTTGCTACTGTGTAAGTAGATCCCGATTGAGCATTGACTGTGAAAGTCACTAACCCGTTAAACATTGCAGCCGTCATTACATCGCCGGTTGCTGCTGGAAATCCTGATGCCATTTGTTACTCCTTAGTAGCTTAGTGTATTGGTTCCCAAGACACCATACAAACTGGATCCTATTATAAATCCATCGATTATCGGCTCAAGGGTGGTAAATGTCGTTCTCCATGAGTTAGGGGTGATTTTATGTTCCACCCCGAATACTTGAAGAGTCTTGGTTATTGATGTTGTTGATGTTCCGGATCCGGGTTGAGTTGTAGTAACTGTTACTGGATCGAAATAATCTAGACCTAAAGCGGCAACGATACCTGCATCATAATTGTCTGTGTAAAGATTAAGGGTAATGGCATCGCATCGAATAGAAGTCTCCGCATGGCTGGCCACATAAGCCAAGGCGTAATTAAGGGCTTCATTGGTTGTCTGCATCAACAGATTTTGCTGGGTGTAACCATGGGTAAAATATTTGGCAATAGATGCCGTATTTGTTGCCACCTGAGTAGGTAACCCAGTAGCGGTTATATAAGCCACATTGGTCACCTGAGCATCGTTTAGAAGCCATAAGGCATATTCATAAGGTATTTGTGTGCCATTATCATTAAAGGCCACTGCTGGAGCATAAACGCTGGATGTAGTGAAGTTACGATCTTGAAAAACTATTGATCCAGAAGCATCCACATAAAATGCCCCATATTCAGATATTTGAACTGTTTGACAAGCTGCTAAAACTGTTCGAGCCGTACCCGGATCTGCCTGTAATGTAGTTTGACCGGCATCAATATCGCGCATGGATTGCGGCCATGAAACTTGATCTAATAATCTATTGATTCTAGTTCCAGATAATTGACCTGCACCTGAATCTGCCACAGTGGTTATTTGAGCATTATTTAATAATCTAAGGGCATCCACAGCTGTGATAACTGTATAGGCCACATCTCCAACTTTTTGTGGAGTAATTGTGTTATATCCTGTGATAAACCCTGAAAATATAGGGTAGGTAGTTCCGCCGTAAGTTGCAGTAATTTGAACCTTACGCATTGGACTCAGCAAATTGTAATAGGGCCCTGAGGGGTTCTGTGGATTAAAATCACCATTCTGATCGACAAGGCGAAGGCTAAGCGTTCCAGTAAAAAATTGATCCGCAATAGCGTTGCGACCACGGGATGTGGTTATTGAATCTACCTGGCTTGATACATCAACGATAATAGCTGTGGAATCAGCAAGAATGTTTGTTCCAAAAATACCTTGACCAATAATAAAAGCCTGACCGAAACTTGGCCCAGTTGAGAAGTTGATAAAGGCGTTGACCTTTGGAATTGCCATTATAAGAATCCAGCCGGAGCGGTAATTCCTAAACTTACATTGTTTTCAAGGGTTGCTTGTTGAACCATTTGATTGATCTTTTGTTGAGTATCAAAAGTTGGTGCATTAAAATTGTTAATAACTGTAACGCTACCAGTGCTGGCTGAAGCAACCGCTGCTCCTGGTACATATGGAGATTCTCTAAATGCACCATAATTTGAAGCGTTTTCAAAGGCGTTAAATAATTTATCAGCTGCCTGAACGGCTGCATTGGCAAAAGTATTAGCTGCGTTGGCCGCATCTAATTGCTTGTTATAAAGGGCTGCTAAAGCTGAATCTTGATCCAATAAAGCCAACTTTGCTTTGATGCGTAACTTGGTTTCTTCATCGGTGGCTGTCGCCAAAGCAGTTTGAAGGTTAATGCGTTCAGTATCAAATTTATTGGCAAGTTCGGTTAAGGCAAGTTTTGCTTTGTCTTTAGCCAATAATTGAGCAGCAATGCGGTTCTTTTCTTTTTGTAAAGCCAATTCTTTCTGAGCACTCACATAATAATCATTTGAAGTCTGTCCGCCCTGATATGAGCGACCTGCTCTAGGCGCAGTATTTTTACCAAGGCTTTCTTTGCCTAAGTTGTAATAAGCTGATACAACTGGAGCAATGCTCAGTAATTTATCTATGACATTAGTATTGCCAATTTTAATGGCAGTAAATTGACCAACCTTGCTTATAAGGGAT